CCATTATTCTTTATTTACTTCTTGAGCTTTAATATCAAGTTCTCTTTCTTTTAAAGCTAACTCTTCTTGCTTAATCTGAAAGTCTTGTAACATTTTTTCTAAACTTGCACTATTCCCATTAAAAGATGACTCTGCAACAATTAAAGCTTTTTCAATCTGCATTTGTCTATCTTTCTCTTTCTCTAGTAACTGCATCTGCAAGTTTTGTTGTTGCATCTGTTGCTCTTGCATTTTAGCTTCTTGCTCTGCTTTTTGTTGAGCTTGAGCAAGTTCTTGAGCAGCCTTTTCAGCTTGTATAACTTTATCTTTAATTTGTGCAAAACTGTTGCTTTCGAATATTGATATGATAGATGACAACGGTGTCCCATTTTGTAATGCTGCTTGAGTTAATCCTTCTATTTTCTGCATTCTTTCTACATCCTTTCCTGCATCAGATACAAATATTCCGTACTCACTCTCCATATGTGTAAGTGGCTCCATATCTATATCATCTACACTTCCGTCAGGGAGAACAAACATTGACTTCTTCCCATTAACCCAAGCTACTTTAGAGTAATCTAGTAACCCTTGCAATTCTCTTTGCTCAAAGTGTGAGAACTTTCTAAATAAGTCTTCAGTTATATGTGATGATTGTACAATACTTTGCTGAGATGTAGCCTTTCCTTCATAGGTTCCCATCTGCCCTTGCCTCTGTCTTGTTACCCCACTTACTTTCTCCCACTCAATCATTATAGATTCAAGTAGAGTTAAGTATTGAGATATTGTCTTAATAGACATGTCAAGCACTGACTGATGTTGTGGGGATAATACAACCCCTTCTTTATTGTAGTCAACCCAAGCTATACCCGTACCTTCTACAAAGTACATAAATTTATCCATATCCCAATTTTTAGGGATCATGTTAATGTCAAATTGAGCTATGATATCTTTACTTCTAGCAATAGCTAATTCAAGCCTATACTTGTAGACATTATAGTTCAACTGATACGGGATTCCTAGACTTACTATTGATACATTCTGAGAATTGATATCAGAATATTTTCTTCCATTAATTGGGAGTTTACATAACGATGGATTATCTAAACTCGTTCTTTGATTCATAAGTGGGTTAACTTTGATGTAGAATCTCCCATCAATTCTTGTTCCCTCCCATACTTCATTTACCCACTCCCATTCTATTTTAGCCCCTAGTTGCTTCAATTCTTCAGGGATTCTAAATCCATCATCTACATTAACTGTTTCAGGGACTCCTGTCTGAGGATTTAAATAGGTCATAAACCCTATTCTTTTTCTACTCTTCCAATATACAGTTATGACTTCGATTAATCTATTTCGATTCATATTACTGTCTGCCCCAGAAGCTTGAACTCTGTACAGCAGGTATGATTCTGAAGATGTATGTGTAGGGTTCTCTAAATCTAATATTTGTTCATCTGTTAAGTGATCCCCATAAGCATCTACTATAGTTGAGGCATGAGAGAACTTTCTGATTATAGCCCAATCAGCATCTTCAACAAAGTCTATATCAGGGTCTTTATCGAAGTCTACATCCATAGGATTAATTACCTCATAAAAAGGTTCATTTCTTCTAACCCCTTTATGTGAATAACATTCCCCTGCCACTAAAAAATGAAACCACTGCTTTTGAAGCTTATCATAGATTTCATTAAAGTACATTATATAGTTAAGGCTAGCCTGCCCTTTAATTGCTCTTCTATCTTTATATGACCTATTGAATTCCTCCTGGATCTGCTTAGGGAGTGGAGGTTCTTCAACTTCCCCTTCCTGCATCCCCAATTGCCCGGCATTAGCTAACTCCATTAAAAACCGTTGTCTGAGATTCTGGAGAATTAGATTTTTCAAAGCCTCTTCTTTGATGCTGATTGCATCAGAGTTCTGAACGGTTACTGTGAACTCTAGTGGACGTTTTGATTTCTCCCCAAGCAATAGGTCTATTATAGGTTTTATAATAGGGTAATTTCTCATTTTAGATGGGAAGTGACTTCTTGTCTTCCCGTATGGTTTTAATACATAGTTGTAATCCTCCTCATCGATTACCCCATTGTAATAATCATACATTGACTTCAAGTAACTTCTTCGTTCACTTAACCCAAATTTTGATAAATCTATGAATGCATCTACACATTCTTTACCCCATTTTTCTGTTTTCTGAGATAGAGGAATTCTTTGCTTAGGTATTGAGGCTTGTCCGAACATTATTACAAAATTACTTTACTTTAATATTATAAAGATAGTTAAAATTCTTTTTAATTCATTATTATTAATATAGCATTATTTGTATATCCTATCAAACCACTCATTACTTGAGTTATCACTGTCATCAAATCTTAATTCTTTATTGAATAATTCTCTTGTATGATACATCCCAACCATTAACGCCATGACACGGTCAAAGTTCCCTTTTCTATTAAATTTAATTAATTCTTGCAATAAAGCTGGGTCATATATTTTATGCAGATTCAAAGTTACCACCCCATCTTCATCAGCCCCTCTCCCACTAATTAGCCAATCTCTGATATATAATTCCCCTTGAGATTTCCTCTGTTCAGTCATATGCATCCCATACTGCCTTTTAACTGTTTTGCTTCTTAGCTCTTTTTTATCTAGCATCTCAAATTCTTCCTGCAGATAATGTAATTTTCTAAACCTTTTAGCATATGCAATTACTTCTCCTCGGTCATTCTCAAATCCTATCTTAGCATTATAAAACTCAGCAAGCATGAATAGATTTCTATTATATTCATCTTGAGTTTGTGGGCGACCTATGTATGAAGCTACTATTATATCATCAGGTTGTGATAAATTATTTGGGACTTTAATTACATATGCAGCCCCTAAAGACATTGAGCTCTCAGCTTTTCCTTGTGCATAAGGGTCATGACAAATTATATAAAGATTCTTTGGGGTTAACCCATCTTTAGTTTTGTATGGGGATTCATACACAACAACTGCCCCTGTTAAATCATCATCTTTCCTATGAGGGAATTTATTAATTGGGTGACAATCAGGGGATGGGGAGAAGTCAATTTTATTTTGTGAATTGTAATATAATCTCCCAGCAACCCCAATCTTTTGGAGATTATTAGCTATGACTTTATTATATTGTTCTTTTAGTGATGATACATCAAATGTGTTAGAAGTAACCTGCAGTGTAGCTTCTTGTGGGGAGAAAGGATGTTCAGCTATATATTGGTCGTGAGATTTAGGGTCATTAGCTTTCTTCTTTTTCTCTCTTTGATTCTCCTCATATTCAATAGCTTCTGCAGTCATACTATTCCCATCCTTATCCATAAAACCATCTAAGTTCTGATAGATAGGGACAAAATACCCACAAGTAGTCCCCATTGCCCCTGAGTCCCACTCGTTATCAAATTCATAGCAATCATAAGCTTCAGGGTGATAGAATAATTCTTCTAATCCTTCAAATCCAGGGCCTTCTTCTCCACCTGTCCCAAAAGCAATCATAGTCCCAAGAGTTTTAGAACCCTGTCTCATTGTAGGCATAGCTACCTCCCAAGCTTTCAGTAATCCTGAGAAAGAACCTGACTCTTCAAAGAATATTAATTCCCCTGCTTTACCACGGATTTTATCAGGGTCATCTTTTAAGCTAACCCCAATTATCTGTGACTTAAACCCTAAAGTTACGTCTGCCCCATTTACATTCTTTTTGTACCCAGACTGCTTGTGCATTTCTTTATCTATCAATCTAGGTTGAGTCCATGCAGTATTGTCATCTACAAATGATATAATATCCCAAGTTTTAGATAGCAATCCATCCCCAATCAAATATTGTTTATCTGAGGCAAATACAAAGTTTTTAGAGTTACGTACATGAAAATAGTTTCTTGCAAGCATAGCCCCAGCCTTGTAAGAAAACCCTTTTCTTCTGGCTTTTAGTACCACTAAATGTTTATTCTCTTTTCTGCAGTTATCTACTGCTGTAAAGTAGTCATAATCCCCATCATAGAATGCAGGGAAAGTTCTTTCTCTTTTAGATATTGTTGTCCCGTCTTCTAATTCTTCATCTATTGCTCTGTCTATTGGGCAATAATTAAGATAAAAGTAATGGTATCCTGAGATTTTAACATTGTTTACCTCATACCCATACATACATCTTCTCTGCTCTTCATCCCAGAATGTATAGTACTCTTTAGTACCGGGGAGAGCATCAGTATAGTACCCATTCTTGACATATAAAGCAGCTGAAGGGGAGAATAACTCTGTATTGTAGTATTTAGGTTTATTCACTGTACTTATTAGTCTTTACTCCTCCCCTATTAGGGTTATCTTTAGCCTGTTGCTTTTGAACCAACTCTTCTAGTCTATCCAATCCTTCAATTACCTCCCCAATCTTAGATAAATTAGCAACTAAATCTTTAGCTTGATATAAAAGCTTCCCATTTTCATCCATAGCTGTTAAGTCTATGTCTTTAAAGTATTTTTCTAGCTTATTAACTGCAGACCTAGCAGATTTTAGAAGTTTTGTGGCATGGGTATCGGACAACTCACGATACTTCTGCAATCCTGCATGTAACTGTGGAGTTGACTTAATTTTTAACTCCTCAATTAATTTATCTTTTCTCTCTTGTTCATCATAAGATGCATAACTAGACCTATGGTCCACATAGAAGTAAATAAAAGCTAACTCTTTTACTGATAATTTCTCAAATTCAGAAATAGTCAGAGCATAAGCAGATGGGATAACTACATTATTGTTTACTGTTAGCAAGTCTTTCATTCTTTTTTCTAGTTTTTTCCACTAAATGGGCAATTCTTTTCTTTTTTGCATGAAATTTTCCAAAATACTGCAATCGTATTGATTCAAATAGACCAGACTTTATTGTATCCGCAACGTATTTGAACTGAGAATATACAATTTCCTCTATTTTATTAAGAGGGAGATTGTACTTCGTTGCTAGTTTCTGTATTATTATCTTTTCCTTCTGCATTTTTCAATTTTATAGGGGTTCCGTCTTCCCCGATTGTAAGTTTCTCCCATCTTGGGGGAGTATCAGGGCAACTATCTGTTACTCTATAAGCTTTATTCTCTACTGGACACCCACATAATGAGCATCTTTTATATACTTCTGTTAAGTGTGGGCAAGAATGACAAGCTTGTAATCTATTACGATATTGCTCTTCAGTGGTTATTTTCATTCCATTAGCAATATGCTTGGCAGATGACACAGCATAGTTAGTCATCATCTGCAGAAAAGAAGGGAGTTTTTTATCCATTTAATCTAATATATAAGTTACTTCTAAATCTTTAAATTTACCATAAGGACTTTGAATTATGGCTATAACCATCTCATATTGAGGGAGGTTAAAGAATGTCACTACATCTGTAGGCTCTATCATTTTTTTATAGTTATAACAATTTGACTATCCTCTTTCTTTAAAACAGGGGATAGCATATACCCATCTTTTGATTTTATAATAGCTTTTTTATCTTTCAATCTTTTGACATAATTGTTTAGTGTATTATAGTCTTTAATGTCTAGTATATTTGCTATCTTCTTTTTATTTTCTGACGAGCAAAGATTCACCGTCTCTCCGTGATCTACTAAAGCTGCAAGTACAGTAATCTCCATAGAGGTCATCTCAAATATCCCGTTAAAGGATTGTATAAACTTTTTTGTGGAGTCTACTGTTATTCTAAGAGTTCTCATCTTCATTTATTTGGTTAAGTTCTATTTTAGCCTTCCCATCAAGAATATGAATTTTACATGTTTTAGAGTAAGAATTAAACTCTTTTATATGGTCATCTATATTTTCTCTGGTGCACAGAAACGATAAAAATATCTCTATCTCTTTAGAGGCTTTTAAAACTTTATTCTTTAACTCAATAGAATTTGAGTTTTTAGATTTAAGTTCTTCGTAATCTTCAAGAGAAATAGTTACACTCCCTGTCATAGTACCCCCATAATCATAAACTCGTTAACTGCCACATATTCCTCCCCTTCTATTTCTAGGATAACCCCAGAGGTTTCAGGATGGATATATACAGTGTCCCCTTCTTTGACGTGCTTGCATTCAGGGCCAGCTTTGACTACTTTAAGGATGTTAGATTTTAGAGAATTAGCAGCTTTATCAGATAGTATGATGCCGCTATCTGTTACTTTTCTGTTTGGGAGTGGGAGTATAACCCAGTCTCTAGTTGGATTAAAATTCATAATGTTTTAGTTTGCTTAGGCAAATATAAAACATTTTCTTATATAACAAAAAAAATTATTCTTCGTCGAATAATGACTTAATCCAAGCAGGAAGAGTTATTGTGATTATAGTTAAAGCCTCATCAAAGATAGAGTTAACTTTAGATATTACTTTCTTTGTCCACTCGTTATGAATATAGAAATCTATAACCAGGTAGACCAGAAAAGCTGCTATTATAAGAGAAATCCACAACATAATATCACAAATATAGTACATTTTAGAAAGCTGCAAAGTAAATTGTAGAAATAGTTAATCCTACAACCCCAATTGTCAGCAATGTATTTTTTACTTTTAAGATAGTTATCTGATTATTAGCAATCTTTAGTTCCTGAGACTTAAGTTCAAGTTCAGTTGACTTCAAATTGTAGGCATCTCGAAGAGAGTTGATAACCTCATCTTTGAAAGATAGAACTCTTCTTAACTCATTAGTTTTATGCTTCTCTATTTTGTAGAGATTATCTAGATTAGAACTAGTCTCTCTCCAATACAGCATAGCTGCATGGTCAAGGGATACTAACTGTATCTCGTATGGGGAGAGACATAAAGTAGAATCCTGATTTGTAGAGAGAGTCTGATTCTTTGAGATTTGACTTAAGCAAAGAGTTGAGCCTCCTAGAGTCAGAATTAAGAATGTTATAAATTTCTTCATGATAGTGTTTATTTACGATAGTTTGTGATGCTTGTATTTTAGATTGAGCTATAGATAATGAGTCTACTACTTTAAGGATTGAGTCAGCTTTTAGATTAGCTGTCTGCACAACTTTCAATAGAGAGTCTGTTGTAATAGCTATTTTATCAGGGCTTCTATGTTTGTAGTAATTACATGTAATTACAGTCCCTAAGGTTATTAGTAAAACCATCAGCAAGGCTGCTGTATATTCTTTTTTTCCCATCTTGTTATATGTACATTCTTAGTTAAAGGTCTAATCTTTTTATAAACTCCGTCACCTGTACGAGAATCTCTTGTCCCTGCATCATTTGTGTTTCCTTCTATGGAAACTATTGCATTCTCTCTTACATCAATGACTACCCCAGTATGCCCAATACCTTTGTATCTACTAGAGTTATTCTTAAATTTATCGTAGGACAAAGATAGTATTAACAGATCCCCTGATGAATAAGTAGTCTTGAATTCTTTATCTGTAAATATTACATCTTTTTTATTGTAACTAGATGGGGACCAACCTGTTATAGTATTTGGGATAGAACACTTTTTTAATAGGAGCATAACAAAGTATGAACACCAAGCATACCCCTTAACCCACCCAACTTCTTTAATATCTTTCTCAAATTCAGGGTTAGAGAATCCTTGATTATTCCCCCCTTTCTCCATAACCCCTACATAAGTAGAAGCTTTAGATGTTACGCAGTTGCTGACATTATAAGCCAGAGGATTACTAGGAATGCTGAGAGCAAACCAAAGTAAACAACCAGATATAATTTTACTCTTTCCCATACTGATAAGTTAATGATTTTTTCTTTAAGTTCCTTAGAATAAAAGAACTTTTGTAAACCCCTGAAGTTAAACATAGCCCCAAGGAACACCATAAAATTGGCAAAGACTAACACTAACCCTGCTAGTATCATCATTTGTATATACTCAGTAGATATCAACGGGTCCCCAAAGAACTGAAGACTTAATGATCCTGCTACAAAGAATCCTAAGAAAGCTATTGGGATAGACCATACCCCATC